GGTGCAAACTGGGCGACAGGTGCGAACTGGGCGACGGGTGCGAACTGGGCTACGGGTGCGAACTGGGCGACGGGTGCAAACTGGGCGACGGGTGCGAACTGGGCTACGGGTGCGAACTGGGCTACGGGTGCGATGTTCCGAAATCGCTATTTATCAGCGCATCTCGTCATACAGTATCCTATTGGGGTGAGGATGTTATTCAAATAGGCTGCAAACGCTACACCATTTCCGAGTGGCAGAAGCATTTCCGAAAAATTGGCGAGCCCGAAGGCTATAGTCCCGAGCAGATGGAGGAATACAAAGGGTATATAGACCTGATCGCTGCAATGCACAAGACGTGGGCGTTACACTAAAACATCCTAACCATGAAAAGCGAAAAAGCAAAACAATATTTGTTGAAAGTGGTAACACCGATAGCGATGATGTATCCCTATTGTCCGGGAGAATGCGATATTAAGCTAATAGAGGCAAAACGGGCTATCTAGCTTGCCGAGCAGGAGGCCGAGGAGCGGATGCGCGAGAAAGCAATAGAGGCGTTTTGCGACGAATGCGCATGTTTTGAGGCGTGTATTTGTTGTTTGCCGGCTGGGGCATGCGACAGAAAGAATAATTTTATCCAAAAACTGACCAAGAAATGAAAACGATTGAGGAAAGAGCAAAAGCATTTTGCGAAAATAACATCTGCGTAGATTGCGGAGATCGAAAGAATTGCGACCGGGGGTGTGTGGGATGCTCTATTTCTACCTACTCCGCCCTTGAATGGCTTATCCAGTTCGGAAAATCCGAGCACGAGGAACTGATGCGCTGGCACGACCCGAAAGAACCACCCGAACCGGGACGGGTTGTGCTTGTAAAGCGGAATCCAAGCTCTTCTATCATACCGTATGATTTGGGGCATATTGATAACGATGGGAACTGGGTGGATTCGTGGTGTGGTTTTCCGATAGATGATAAGATCCTCGGCTGGCGGGAAATTCACGAATAAGACAGAGCTATGAAAACAGAGAAAACAGCGGCCGAAAGGCGCGAGGAATTGGCGACCCTCTTGTTTTGCCAAAGTTATCTATACTATCACGATATGCTGTCCTCGGCCGAAGACTTCACCTATGAGGAAGCCACTGGCTGTTTTGATGCCCCACCAAATCCGCATCACCGGAATCAAGTGCGAGCAGTGGTTTATCGCGGAGGAAGCGAAGGCATGGGTAAACCAAGGGCTGTATGCACCCATTGGGAGCTTCGAAAAATGCTTGCTGGAGCATCGGGTCGGTATCCCCGCCCGTAAGGCCACGGTTGAGGAGATTATCGAACATTTCAAAAAGAGGGAGAAATGATACGAGCAAGATTCTATATCAAATTCAAAGATTGCGGTAACGATTATCGGCCAGTTAAATGGCCGATCAAGTATCCGTATTGGTGTACGGGCGAAAGCGTCGACGCTTTCGTTATTGTCGCCTATGCCGAAAATGTCGAGCAAATAAAGGATTTATGGCCGAAGGCTTATATGATCGAATGCGATGAAGTGAATGAAATAACCTTCACCACAAGATTCCCAAAACCGAAGTGGTACAATTAATATCAATGTAAGCTATGAAAAAGATCTTGTTTAACGATCGCTACGGCTTGACGGATGCGGTCATCGAGGGGCGAAAGACCATGACAAGGCGGCCTGTTAGCGAGAGTTTGTGGGAAGAATGGACGGATTACGATGACTTTTGTAATTCGGTAATAGGTGGCATTGCGCGTGGTGGCACAAGTGTTTCGCGGGAATACTACCGTGAATGCGACTTTTTCAAAGACAAATGCCGCTACAAAGTCGGCGAGGTCGTGGCCGTGGCGCAAAGTTACCGTGACATATTTAAGGGTATGAAGCAAGACGACAGCAGGCGCGCCAAGTATGCTGGCGAGAAATACACTCCGGGATATGGAAATAAAATGTACGTGAGAGCCGATATGATGATTGAGCATATCCGCATCACGGGAATCCGTTGCGAGCGCTTGCAGGATATTTCGGACGAGGATTGCGTAAAGGAAGGAGTGCGTGTAGGTTCGCAAGCATTAGAATACCCATACTATTTTATAGACACAAAACAATTTTTGATCTGTGATTATAAATCACCCAGGCGAGCCTTCGCCGCACTAATCGACAAGGTGTCCGGCCGTGGAACGTGGGATCGGAACCCGTGGGTGGTGGCTTACGAATTCGAATTGGTGAAATGAGCGATTTGATCTGTCAAATAGTCACCCGTAAAATATATGCTTACGTGGCTGAGATATACGGGGCGCCCACGTTTTGGGATGGCAAGTGGTGTCTTATGGTTTATGTACTTTGGCGGGATAATGGATGCCCAATACGTGAAGGAATGGTATTAAAGTTCGACACTAAAGAAGAGGCGGAACGGGTGAAAATCGGGACGATAGCGAAGGATAAAACACTTTTCGAATTAGTAAAATAGCAATGAGTATGAATATATTTAAGATACGCATGGGGAAATGCTGGTGTCACAGGCACACCACAGGCCATGGATATTTGGAGGTGTGGCTATTTGGACGCCTCTATGAAGTATTCAGATACAGAGGGGCGTGCAAAAATTGCGACGCTCCGTTTTGAAAAAATAGCGAGATTCTCGCAAAATCTCGAAAAACTGAAATAACCATGATAACAATGACTTGGTATAATACCGTGGCAGTAGTGGTGTATATCCTTCTATTGTTTTGGGCGAAAAATATCTACGATCGGCCGTGGCGCGATTACGACGTTGACGGCTTACTTTTATCAATTTCATGGATAAATGTAACGTTGGTGTTTACCCTTTTGTGGGGAGGTTTATTTTGGTGGTAAATTTAATAAAACTGAATAGCATGAAGAATTTCGATTTAGCAGCCGCCAAAGCAGGCGCGGCGGTGTGTACGAGGAGTAAAAAACCAGTAGAAATCATAACCACGAACGGAAGAGCAGGCAAATCCCCGATACTCGCATACGTCGATTCTTCGGTTCGCGTGAGGTCGTTCTCGGCAAATGGTCAATATGGGTATAAATATGAATCGGCCGACGACCTGATGATGCGCGACGACGACTATCTGGAGAAGCTGGCGCGGGGAGAGTACGGGAACCATATCGAGGATAAGCTCGAAAAGGTTGATCCAACTATTAAGGAAAACTTAACAGTTGACCGGGAGTACTGGCGGAGGGTGTATGCCGGATATGCATTGGCGGGGTCGTGCGCTAGAGTAAGTCGGCTGTCTGCCGAAGGTGTCAAATTTGCTATCGTCCTCGCCGATGCCCTCCTTGAAGAGCTGGAGAAAACGGAGAAGAAATTATGAAAAAGCAATATAATGAAAGGCCTACAACCATAATAGTTTGGCTGGTCGTAATACTGGCAATAATAGTTATGATCGCCTTTACCGGAATCAAACCGGCAATGTAAAGGGCTCCCTGATCCGGAGCCCTTTATGTTTGTGGCGCTCTCAAGCCCCACCTTTGACACATCACTCCAAAGGTAGCAACTTATTTCGATAAAAGCAAATGGGGAGAAGGGCGGAAGGGCGGCCAACTATCGCCGACTATACGGTATGGACAAATGAACTGAGCCGGGAAGAACTGATGATAATTATACACGGCATATGCAATCATCGGATCAACCAAGCGAAGAGGAAGCTCCAGTTTTTGCGGGCGCAGCGCGGCAGGCGCCGAGCCACGCGGGGTAAATACAGGGAACCGAATCCGCCTATTTCGTGGCGGAGGTTTAAAACAAAGGAAAGAGATCATATTGACGGACGGCAGCTGGAGTTGCCATTTTAAATAATTAGGTGGATATGGAACAAGATATTTATGAAGAATTAAAGAGTATAAAGCAGTATCTATTGTTGGGAGCTAAAAGCGCCTTAAATATGGATGATGCAGCTTTACTTACCGGGTTGTCAAAATCTCGCTTATATTGTCTCGTCAGTAAAAAACAAGTTCCTCATTATAAAAAAGGCAAATCAACCTACTTTAACAAAAAAGAATTAGAAAACTGGATGCTTCAAATTAGAGTGTCTACGGATGAGGAAGTAAAGCAACAAGCCGCACAATATGTATATAATAAAAATTGAGTATATTTGTTGTGCGAGATTTGTGTAGCAAAGGGTCTGTTGGATACTTTTTGTTACTCGTTTGTTACCTGATTTCCTCAAATATAATCTAAGTGTTTGATTTACATTATATATAATATATTATCTACGACAACTTCGGCTCGTAAATCAATGCAGCAAACTCACGACAAATACTAATTAACAAATGACAAGTAAAGCCCCTGTTTTATGGGGCTTTGCTTATTTTTGACAATGTGATTTTTAGTGTATTCTCTATCGTCATATTGTTGTTACTTGTCGTCAATTTGTTACTCGTTTGTTACTCTAAATTCAAATTATTACTATCTTCGCGGTAAACTCATTACCCATGACTACTGCAAAGATTAAAGAGCCAGTCAAATTAAGACGCAAACTATTAAAGAATGGGAATATTTCTTTATATCTTGACATTTACCAGTCTGGGCATCGTGTTTATGATTTTTTACATTTATATCTTATCCCAGAACACTCGAATGCTGATAGGATAAAAAATAAAGAGACGCTTAGCTTGGCGAATGCTATAAAATCTGAAAAAATCGTTGAAATGCAGAATCGCTCTCATGGTTTTTCTAATTCAAAGGCGCAGGTTAAGTTACGTTTTATTGATTATCTGCAATCCGAATCGGCACGATACCCGGAAAAGGGAGGGAGGATGTATGCTCAGAGCATCAAGAATTCAATAAATCATCTGGTGGCATACTCTGGGAACAAAATTACATTCAAACAGGTTGACAAGCAATATTTGCAGGGGTATATTGAATACCTTAACAAAGTCCGAGGGCGTGGAGGAAAGTTATTAACTGGCGCAACCAGGGCGCTGTATTTTCAAGTATTATCTACAGCTTTGAATAGGGCTGTCAAAGAGGGGGTTATCGAAAAAAATCCTGCTGATTCCATATCGGCAGAAGACCGTCCAGAAGCCGAAAATAAACCGCGCACGTTTCTTGTGATGGAGGAAATCAAAAAGTTGATTAACACGCCCTGCGAATATGATATGGTTAAAAGGGCATTCTTATTCAGTTGCTTTTGTGGGTTGCGCTTGTCGGACATTCAGAAATTAAGATGGGAAGATATTGAATGGATAGATGACGATAAAAGGCAAGTGCGCGTAATACAGCAAAAAACAGGCACGCCAATTTGGGTGCCCCTTTCTGCAAATGCCTTAAATCAGTTGCCTCAAACAGAATGTGAGACCGGGATTATATTTTCTCTCCCAATGGTATGGGTGATTGAGAAATATTTAGATAAATGGGCTAAAAAAGCGGGCATAAAAAAACATGTGACTTATCATGTGTCGCGTCACACTTTTGCAACATTGCTAATAACTTATAAGACAGATATATACACTGTATCTAAGTTGCTCGGTCATACTAATATCCAAACAACTCAGATATACGCAAAAATCATTGACGAAAAGAAGCGTGAAGCCGTTGATTTAATCCCGGAAATATAACTACATCGTATTCATCAACTCGCATACGACGGCAGCGAATATGGGTGCGCAGCATTCGCTCACTTCGAGCATCGCCATCCAGTATTGGGTGTCATCTTTTTCCATGTCCATTACATTTACAACAGGTGAATTGGTGCACATCTTCCCATAGCGCCTGGTTTATTTCGCCAGTAAGGTATGCTACCTCTTCCCCGGCCATCGGCAGGCCGAGAGTAAGGGCTATATCGTCTACGAGGTGCCGCAGTTCGTGCTCAAAGCTGTTGAGAAATTCCCACGGCGAGGAGTGCATCCCTATTACGATGACACTTTGCCGATGCTCCTTGTTGGAGTAGGTGAATCCCGTATCCATTTCACACTTTTCCATATTCCCCTGTACGCGATGAAGAACCGTATCGGGGCATCCGATGTCGGTAAGGGACTTGAGTATTTCGCCCGTATAGTAGCACGTCACGGCATAATATATGCGCAACGTCCAACCATACTTGTGAATACTCAAGTCCCGAATCTTCATTTTTCCTCCCTTTTTCCGTACTTGCGCCAGTTTCGCGCCAGCCTTCTGCGTTGTGCCCGGTTGAAGCGCTTGTTCTCGAATACGTCGTTCACCGCCCCGGCTAGTTCCTGGTACTTGTCGGCAGGCAGGTTACGGACGAGCGTTGCGATATTTTTCATCGATTTCGTCGTTGTCGTTTGTGAATTCGCTGATCTGGGGATATTCTTCCATGGCTACATCATCTCTTCCCACAGGATGGGTGTTCCCGAGCCGATGGTATCGGCATAGTAACGTGTAAATGGCAAGCCGTCGTATCCGTCTTCATCGTCGATATAGTCACGTATGAACATCGCCAGGTATTGTGGATTGGGTATCGACGACCCGAAATAGTCCGCCAATGCCATGTTGCAGACGTACACGCAATCATAGCCCTTGTCCTTTTTGAGTTCGATGCCGTACTGCTTGAGCAGCGCATCCACCTTATCCTTAGAATAGGGCTCGATCTTCTTGCCGTTCCTGTCCTTCATGCGGGAAACGGCGAATTCGCACATCTTCTTTGAAAAGTGCCAACCGTAATTTTCGAGATATTCCCGGAACCCTGCCGGGAAGTTTTCATGTGTATCTAACCTGTCCATATTTTTCGATTTAAAATAGGAGAGGGCACTGCGGCCCCCTCCCTCCGGTTTACCGCCTGCGATACCGCGAATAGGGGCCTGTACCCCTTACGCCACGGCGTTCGCCGTAGGCGTCGTCATACTCATACCCGCCGCGGTCATACTCGCCACGTTCGCCGTAGCCGCCACCTTGTCCGTAGCCGCCACGCTCACCGTATCCGCCACGGCCTTCACGCCGGCCTTCTTCAAAGCCTTCTTCGTAGGCGCGTCGGAGCTCTCGCTCCATCTCCTCTTCGTGGCCGCCGAAGCCGCCACGGCCTTCACCTATGATTCTCCAACCCATAGTTACTTTGTTTTTGCAGGTGGTTCAGACTTGACAAGGCTCCTCAGTTCTTCCGCCGTCGGTATCTGGCTCAGCCGTTCGTTCATGTCAGCGAGCATCTTCCGCAACTCCCGGTTTTCGGCTTCGAGCTCCTTTGAACGCGCAGCTTCGGGATCGAGCTGCATCAGGATCTCATCGTAGACCTTCAGGTTGGCTTTGTGCCTGTCGAATGATTCCACGATGTCACGGCTTGCCTGCTGTGCCTCCATGATGGTCGGCTTCAACACTTCCCGTGTCGTCGCTACGGTAAGTCCGTCTTTTGAAACGATGTCCGCTTGCATAGGGACGCCCCAGGGCTCGTTGCCCTCTATCGAGATGTTGATGAATTGCGGCATCGGCGAGAATTGCCCGGGCTTTTGGGGCGGGAAATACGGTGCCGATACGTCTTTTACGTTGGCTGTATAAAACTTAGGCTGTTCCCTGTTGTCGAAAACGTAGACTAAGGAGCCTTTTCTCAAGTTCTGAAACATCTTGGTTAATGATTTGTGAAAGATAGGGGAGAAGGAGCCCTCCTCCCCGTCTTTCGGTTAATTGTTTTTTTAATTCAGACGGCACCGGTCATCAATTGCAAAGTATCGGTCTGCTTGTCATACCATATCTGGTATACCCCTGACCCCGGAATATCCGATACTGTAACATTTGCTCCGTTGTACGTCGTCAGATTCTTATTTTGCCCGTTGGTTTCAAACAGCACGGGAAGTGTTCCCGTTGTGCCGGCAGGGATTTCCTGTACCAACTCAACCAGCACGAGTCCCCGGTACCACGAATTTGCAAATGCGTGGTTGGGAAAGGAAAACACAACCCCTGTGGTCTCCACTGTCACGCCTGTAGTTTTTAGTACCGGTATGCCTCTGCGGTTAACATACTGAAATGGGAATACTGCCATATTTTTGTATTTTAAGTTATTATAACTAATTTTACATCGGGATAGGTTGGAGTCATGACCAACTGATAAGGGCTTGCCAAACGTCCTTCCCTCTTTTTCTCGTTTGGCACCACTAAATTGTTTGGCAATGACAAATCGGGAATTTATAGAGAGAATTGCTCTCGAAGGAGAAGAATGGCGTATTATTGATGGTACGCTCGGCTATTTCGCGGTATCTGATTATGGTAGGGTTTCATCGCTATCCCATCGCGTGAGCGGAGGTAATAACAATAGTTGGACGACTAAACCTCGCATATTAACTCCTCGCCCAAATCGGGGAGGATATTTGAGAGTTAGACTTACATCCCTACACGGAGTAGATAAGACTGAATTAGTCCATAGGCTTGTTGCTAAAGCGTTCATCCCCAATCCTAATAACTATGCATATGTAGACCATATAGATGGGAACCGGACGAACAATGTGGCACGTAATCTTCGTTGGTGTACTCGTTCAATGAACATGCTTAACCCTGTCACAAGAGAGTGTGCAGCAAAAGCACGAAGAATACCCAACAAGAAAAACAGAAAGCCAATTGTCCAGATTAAAAATGGAATATTGGTTGCAAAATATAAAACAGCATCCGAAGCCCATCAATTACACGGATTTCACATCGGAGGAATATATGAATGCATTCGAAAACCAACTCGCACATTGAAAGGATTTCATTGGCGCTGGCTTTCGGATTGGGAAGCCTCTTATCAGTAAGTCAAAGAACATTTCACCTATCGGCGAATAATAGCATTATCCCCAAAATCCGCCGCTCCCCCCAAAGCCAAACCCTGCACCATATCCGAGACCATATTGTGCGGCAATACACGTAGGCACACCGACAATAGGCGAATAGGGCACGGTAGCCGTTTCGGGCAGCTTGCACTTGATGCTATTCACGTCATTCTGCAAAGCCGCTACAGCGGCGTTCACGGGTGCTACAGCCTGTCCTACAACACCGGCCATGTAGGCGTTTTGGTGTTCGAGGTTGAGCTGCGTGGTCAGCGTGCTGTTCTTTTCGCGCAGGGCATCAATTTTATCCTGCAATGCAGCTGCCTGCATTTGATCCAGTTTGGAAATTATCGCTGTAGTCCCGCTTTGAGAAGTTTCGCGAATTGTGTTTTGTAAATCACAGGTCTGACGTTGTGTTTCATAGGCAACGCTACTGAATCCGCGCTCCATGCCCACATTGACGCCATTGATGGCCTGCTTCATATCGCAGCAGCACGCGGCGATCTGGTTGCCGATTTGGCATCCCATCGACTGTACAGCGTTGATGATCTGCTGGCTTGACATGCCGAGGGTGCCCTGGATGTTGCACAGCGTGTTCTGAATCTGCTGCGTAGAGCAGTTGAGCAACGATGCCAGCTGATTGATGGCTGCGCCGTTCCCTTGGATTGCGTTCATAAGAAGTTCCCGTCCGGCGTCACCGTTGAGCTGCGCAGGAAGGCCATTGGCGTTGTTACCGCCGAAGCCGTTGCCACCAAAGCCGCCCCAGCAGAAGAACAGCAGGATGATCCAGATCCACCAGCACCCGTCACCGCCCCATGCACCACGGTTGTTGTTACCGTTCATGAGTGCCGCTACGAGGTTGGGATCCATGCCCTTGTTGCCCATCATTGACGAGACGAGAGCCGCGATGTCAAGGCCGCCACCCGAGCCGCCTCCATCGAAAATATAAGTTTTATCCGAACCCATTTTTAATAATTATTGAATGATTGCCGCCCCTGTCAAGGCCGGGCGTTCACCTGTTGCAACATTGCAAAGGTGGCTGCGGGCGGCAGGCATATCAATTCATTGGGGCGCAGATGGGAGGCAACTTCTTCGCAATAAGTTCGCACTGTATTTCGAATATAGGGTGGCTGTATCGCTTGCGTTCATCGAACCCGGCGACCATCTTCTCTATGGCGCGTCGGGAGAACCGCATCATCCGGGCGATGTCGGTGGTGTACATGCCGTTTTTATGGCAGAAGTGTACGAGCATGTAGCGCGCATCGACCACATCTTGAAATTTATCCTTCGAAAGGATTTGTTCCTTAGCTATTTCAGTTTCAAATGCAACACATTCGAGTATTTGTGCAAAAAGCTCTGATTTACGCATATACTTTCCCGATTTTTTATTATAAATTTGTTATACCACTATACAAAAAGCCAACACACCGATTCAAGGAATAAGTCCTCAATGTGGTGCGTTGGCACAATCGTATAGTGGTATATGCGGGAAAGCGTTGGGGACTTTTTTATGCCCGTACCCCAAGGCCCGTTATTCGGTTACAACCGATGGGAAGTCATCCCAGTATATGTAAATCATCTCTTCCATTGCGCGTAGTGTTTTCGTATTTCAAGGTATTCAGGGTTATCTTCATGGGCATATGCTTCCTGTTCGAAAGTTATCCTTCGGTACTTGAAGCCGTGAAATACCCAATCCAATAGGTAGACGATGTAGAAGGGCACATATAACAGTTCTCTCATCTGTGCGGTGTGTATCGCTTCGTGGTTTTTATTTTTATCCGACAACGGGCGGGCGGACTTGCGGGCAAATACGATCCCGAACAGATTGATAGCCTTGTATCCCTTGAAGGGGATGATGTCGTTATAAATTATCTTCATACCTGTCAGAATTGCCATAAAATAACACCTACTCCTACGCCGACCGTAGGCTGGAACCCTTGCGGCGTGTACGCCGCCCCGATCCCGGCAGTCAGGGCGAAGCGGCTCCGCCGGGTGACTACCTGCTGTCGGGTGGTAGTGCAGTTGTATGTTTCTATCCAGTCGAGCGTCGGCCGCAGGTTGCCGATCCGGGGCCCGCTGACCTGTGCCCGGTAGGTGCTGTCCGAGTAGGGGCGTGTTTCCATTGCCACCTTCATCTGCACGCTGTCTGCCCCGACTTTCACAACGACGGTCTCCGTTACCGTGTCGGGCGGCGCGAAGAGCAGCACCGGCACCGAGATGTCGGCGAAGCGGTACGTGCCGGGCAGCGGTTCCGGTCTCGGGTAGAACACCGTGTCGATACGCGTCGTTTCTTCGACAACCACCGACGCGGCGCCCCTGCGGTATCCCCAGCCGAAGAGCAGGGCCCCGGCCGAAAGGGTGGCGAGCAGGTAGAGAATCAGGCGTTTCATGCTTTTACAAACAACTCCCACCCGGCCTGCACGTCGAGCATCTTGGCCTCGACGCCGTTCTCTACGAACGACATGGCCGCAACGATGGGAACCATCACGTCGCGGTTGGTCGTGGTGATCCGGCTGTCGGCGGGCACCCCCGATCTTTCCGCCACGGTGCGGACATAGGCGTCCGTGTGGTTCTCCTCCGACGGGGCCCAGCGGCCGATCATCTTGCGGATCGTGTCCAGCCCGTAGTTACGCTGGTAGTTGTTCAACAGCTTGAAGGCAGCTCGATAGCCGTATGCCACCGTCGTAAACTGCGCGAAACGCTTGTCTTTCGACGGCACGACCTCGCCCTGCCAGGGATTGCCGCCCCGTGTCTTCTCGATGTTGAGCGGGTTGTTGTTTCTGAGCCCTCGTGTCATTGCGCGATGTGTTTAGTGTACAGGATATGCCCGACCCATCCGGCCATAGCACAAACAACCCCCACGAGGATGTAACGCGGGAATACGATTCCGAGCACTACGGCCACGGCCGCAACGATGCTCCATACGATCCATTTCTTTTTCATTTGTCCTTTTGTTTTTGTTTGTAGTTTTCCAAATAGGGAATCTTTTTAATCATCTCGAACGAGAGCACATAGTACAGGAAGTCGATGTATCGGTTCTTCGGGAATATGCGGTTCAGGTTCTTGAGGATGTTGACCCCGTAGAAATATATCAGGGCATATACTGCGAGCGAGATCGCCGACATCGCCCCGTCGTGGTTGTCGATGTTGTCCCCGACGAGCAGTATCATGGCCATCAGTCCCGATATTACCGCAGCCTCGGATATGCACTTGAAAGCCTTGCGGAATATGAATCCTTCGTGCTGCACGAGCACGCCGGCGAACAGGCCCGTGAAAAAGTTCGCGGCGAATATAATCATGCAGGCCGTCAGTATGTCGTGTATCGGGGCTATGGCGTTAAACATGTACACCAGGGCGCCTATCGACACCTGCCATACTTTCTCGCATAACCTTTCTATAAACCTCCACAATTCCTCCATAGGATATATTCTATTGTTCGGTCAGCACGTCTGCCTGCGCCTCGGGCGCCGCTTCCGACTTCTCCAATTCTGCGATCCTCTGTTCAAGCCGTTGCAGCACCGCGGCTAAAGTTTCCCCTTCGGAAACAAGCACGGCTTCGGCTACGGTTACGGGATAGAACGGCTCGCCGTTGGGCTTGTTGGTCATATACATCTTCATTGCTCAATATTTTGAAAGTCCATAACCGTTTCTTCGGCGGCCAGCTCTTCGGCACGCCGGGCCCTCAGCTCCGCAAGGGTCTTTTCGTTCGCGTTGTACTCCGCGTTGGCCGCTTCGTACTCCTCATAATCCAGAGGATAGGTAGCCCGGAAGTCAAGGCCGGACTTACTGCATTTGGCCGCCCTATCGTCGGACTTGGCCATGACTGCCCGTAATTCGAGCTGCCGTGATTCGAGGGTGTCGATCTGTCGTTGTGTTTCCATGGTTCAGATAATTATAAGGCGCAGACCGGGCGGGACGAGAATTTATAACACTTGCCTGTATAGCCCAGATGGCCGGCCCTTCCGTTATAAATGTAGATGTAACTCTCCTGCATCTCGCATGAAGTATGGACATAATAATAATAACCATAGCACGTGGTAGCTTTCAAGCGTAAGAGCGTACGGTTTACAGGGTCTTTTTCCACGTCAGCGGCGAAACACACCCTGTCGTGCATCAGCAGGTAGACCTCTTCCGACGACGGCAGCCACCATGCCCCCGCCTCCAGCCCCGTCGTCATTCCGTCCACGGTGATGCCGAAGTCGAGGGCTGCGGCGGCAGCCGGGTAGCGGTACTGTGTTTTGCCGTAAATATCCTCGAAGGTAAGCCGCCCGATCAGGTTCGTGTTGGTCTTGCCATCCTGCAACATCGTCCCGAACTCCGTAGGATATTGTACCATGTGCTCGGCGAACAGGTAGTCCTTGTAGGTGGGATACACGGCAACCAGATCGGGGTTGTCGGCCTCGGTGAAAACGCTCTCCCGAATGACTATGCCGCTTCCCGGCTTTTGTCCTGTGGCTGCCTGGCCTCTCTCCGAATAATATTCCGCGAACTGGTCGAGGACACCACCTGCCATATTTGAACTCACACCATTCTTGCGGCGAATTTCTTCTCTGGTTCCTTTGATAAGTATCCCCGTGAGTGTTGTCTGATAGCTCACGTTCTCCCGAGGATAGGTGATTTGGCAGCCATTCGTAACGTCGATAAGCACATAATTGGGCGACCACGTGTTTATCGACATGACAATTCGTCCCCCTGCTTCATCGGCAGAGGCTGTCCAGCCATAAGTGGTTCTGATTTTTTCGTCCGCATTGATCTGCGCGGCGATATCCGCGAGCGTCGCACCCGGGGCATAAGTGAATGCGTGGTCGGTATTATAGATACGAAGCGTGAAGGTTCCCCCCGTAGACAGTTCGAAGCCAGATAGGGCGACCTCGTAAGAGTACGCCCAGTAAACGCTGCTTGCCGCATTGCGAAGCGACACGATCAGCACCCGCCCGCCCTGCCGGGCATAGACCACGGCCACCGGGACAAGCTGCGGCGGCAGCTGCTCTGCAACAAGCGTCGCACCCTTGACGAAGCGGATAGTTCCCGTGGTCTTGTCGAAGACCGCAAGGTCACCAACCCCGGCGGCCGGCTTGTCCACTACGACGTTCACGCCGTCGTAGATGAGCGCCCCGTCGTCCTCGATGTAGGATACCGCCGACTGTGTGTCCTTGCGATTCTTGTCGGCCGTGTAACCCGCCTTGTTGGCGTATTTGTTGACTTGTGACATGTTGTATGTAGTTTAAGCGTTCTTCCAGTCCGACACCGCGCCGTTACCCACGGAGTGGTAGACCGCGTTGTTCTTCGTATCGACATAGAACTGCCCTGCGCGGTCGGGGGCTTTCGCCGGCGCGCCCTCGCCCGTGACGACCAGGTTGTTGTCGCCCCAGACGCCCAGCTTCTTCACCTGCAATTCCGGGATCAGCACTTTGCCCGAGAGCACTCCCACGAGTAGCCCTTCGAGGTGCGTCACGCGCGCTTCGAGCGTGCAGTCCGAGTGCGCGATAACCGAAATTTCGCTGAACGAAGCATCCGACCACGGCGTGAGCTTGTGCCTGGACAAGAAGTCGGCATCGGTGATCTCCGGCCCCGTCGTGTAGTAGGTGTTGCCCAGCAGCGTGACGTCGACCTGTGTGAAGGGAGCGCCGCCCTCCACGTCGGGCATGTAGAGCGATTTGGTTCCGTCGAGCGACAGCAGGCGGCAGCCGATGATCTCGACGGCCATATTTTTCGCCGCAGCATCGGTGCTTGCGTGGATGGTGGCCGCGCCCGTCGAAGTGCCTACGTGCGTGTCGCTGACGCACTCGCAGCCGTCTAACCGAATGGTCTGGTTGTCGGCAAGGCCCGCGCCGACGGGTGAATGGCACGTACTGAAGAGTTTGCAGTTCCGTACCGTCGTGAAATATCGCTCAGATGCGGCAAAGACCGAATCGACATGTACGCAGTAGCAGGCTTGGTGACCGCCGGCGCTGGCGTCCGTATAACTTTCGTCGTTCAGGCAGTTGACGGTCATGTTGGCGACGGTGCATTCGCCGCCCGCCTCGATGATCTTGGCGCGGTTCACGGAGTTGTTCTCATACGAGACGATGACGCCGTCGCGGCTCTCGCCGATAAGCGATATGCGGTTCGCCCCCTTGTTGATGATCGCATACGGGTAACCCATCGCCACATTCTTCGGGGCCTCGTGATCGTAAAGGCCGTTGCGGATAAACACCGTAACCGCGTTGTTCACGACATCGAAGGCGTCCCTTGCGAAGTCGCACGCCTGCGCGACCGAGAAGAAATGCCCCGTCCCGCCCTCGTCCACGGTGAAGGAGTCCGTGTCGAAGTTTTTCAGCGTGGCCCGGCTCTCGGCATCGCACCATGCGTCATAGTTATTGAGCGTGACGATCAAATCCTCGATGGTGACCTTCTGGCCGATATTGGTGGCTGCGGATATGCTGGTGCCCACATTCAGCCCTCCCGCTACCGACGCCGCCTTGCCGCGGTAGTAGATTTCGTAGGTGCGGTCTGCCTTGAGGACGAACCAGCGGCCCCGCTGGTCGAGATTGTCCGAATAGGTAATGATCCGCAAAGAGCACTCTTTGTCCACGCGCAGCTTCATGCGCACGAAAATAAAGTCCGAAGCTGCGACCGGGATGCGGCTGGTCAGGGAGAAGTTCGACGTCACGCCTGACTGCGTAGGCGTAACGACCATGCTCCGATCCGTGATGTCCGAGCCCGTATTGTTATAATAGCTCTTCGTAAAGTCCTTGAGGATGTAGGCTACGTGGTCTTTGTAGCCTAATTCAGTATTCAATTCTTCCGAAGTCACATATCCGGAATCATTTTCCAGTTCGGACAGTTTCGAGGGAAGCTCCGTGCGGTCGGCCTTGCCCTGGATCATCTCCTGCAATGCAAGTGTCAACTTGTCCCAGGATACGGTGTTGTTGAGCAGGGAGGCGCGGATCTCGGAGCCTTCGACCGTAACCTGTATCTCGGAGCCGATAGAGCCGACATACACTTTCACGAAGTCAGAAACCGGGATGGAGGATATGGAGCCGTCGGCATTTACGAACTCGATAGATTGGGTATCCTCGTTGTAATGCAGCCCCATCATCTCGATAGGCAGGTCGATGATGAACTTCGCACCGCCCTTTGTCGTGAAGGTCAGCTCGTAGGTTTTGTCGTTGAACTCCGGCAGTCCTACGCAGGTGTTGAGCAGCTCCCGGATGTCGGGATGCGCCGTGGGGGAGGTGTTGTGCCGCTCGATCTGGCCGCTGACGTCCGGGGTGGGAATTTCTGAGATCGCCTTGTCCGTATAGTTTTTGGCCTCGGTCAGTGTCTGCGCATCCCCGCCGGATATGTTGCTGTTGAGCTCCTCGGACATAGCGTCAAACACATCGCTGACATTATTCCATAGTTCTGCCGTCTTTGTGTCCGTATACGACTTTGCCTCAGTCAGCGTGCCCGCTGCAGCCTCCGTCAGCTCCTTCTTGGATGCCTTGTCGGACAACTCCTTCCTTATCTCCGTGTCGTCGTAGTTGGAGAGCCCGGCCAGCTTCTCCTTCTCCTGGTCGGTGTAGTCGTTCGTCGAAAGCCCTTTCCCTTCTTCCTTGTCGACCTTTTCGGCAAGGAGTTTGTCAATATCCCCAATTTTACCTGCGGCGTCATTTGCCGCTTTTGCCGCCTCGTTCGCGGCGTTTGCAGCGTTAATAGGGGCTTCGGCATATTCTTCCTCCGTAAGTTCGGAATTCGGGTTGTATTTCTTGAATGCCTCATAGGCACTCTCGCCGGGCAATCCGACAACAAGGCTTGACGCCTCGAGGTCGACAGTTTCCGTTGTAAGGTTGCTTTCGTCTTCGCCACCTTCCAAGAGTGTCGTAGGAACCAATTCGAAGGCCTTGCAGTAGTCGACCGCCGTTTGCCCTCTCTTCTGCAAATTCTCCCACATGGTGAGACGGTACACCCCGATGGACTTCTGCATTGTGCCGCTAATGGTGAAAATGGCGGTGTTGCCTTCGGTGGTGAAATCAACGGGAATGTCCATATGCGAAGGCAAATGGACGAAGAGTTTCAGGTCGCGCCCTTCGAGTGCTACCTCCTCTCCATTGGTAAGTATCGGCCAATGTATCTCTATGTCCTTGCCTATCCGGATGCGTTTCATATTCCTTTCGAGCGTTTATTCTTTTTTGAGAGCGGACATGATACTGTCATAGAATACCGCCTTGCACATCTTTGCGGTATCGACGATAATCGATTCCTCCTCCTCGGAAACTTCGATGCCGCCTTCGCTGTGGAGGATGCGGAATGCCAGGTCATGCGCTACGATGCCGTTCATGCCCATGTATATGGCGTTGGCAAACTCTTTCCGGGCGTCGACGACAATATGCCCGGCGCGGGAAATATCGGTGAACAGTTTAAATTCTTTTAAATTCAATGCTTTCATATATCCTGTTTTTGTGTTAATATTGGCACCAGTTGGCCGTCCACATACTGTTCATATGATCCCACAATATGATCCACAACTTACCCCAATCCAAGGTAATTTCAGTGTTGTTTTGAGAGTTGGAATTGGTGCATATCCTGTGCTGGGTATTCCCGCGCTTCAACTTGACATTGCCGCTGCCGACCTTTCGGATGAAATAAATCTGCCCTTGTTTTGGTGAAGACGGTAAAGTCAGCGTAATCTCGCCCGTAGCCGTACTGAATACCACGCTGTCCATGTCGGTCAGGGTTCTATTAGAAGAGGTTCGCACATTCCTCAGCCTGAAACCCGTTATGAACCCCTCGGGGATATATAAGGCATGGTTTCCGGACTGACGTGCAGCGGTAGTGGTTCCATCCGATAATGCTGCTCCGGTGACATTTATATACACTCCGACATTGCCTGCCGTGCCGCCGGCTGCGCTGCGGCTTACTTCTGCTCTTATAGGCCCATATAGGGCACCACCCGTTGATCCCGGCCAGGTGTTGCCTCCAAGATAAAGCTTGGTATTATCGTTGGTAAACCTAATCAGATTGGAAGATAGAAGCATCTCACCGAAGCTGTCTGTGGCTGTTAATGATGATTCGTCAATTTTAAATCCGCCTATTGTTCCGCTCGATGCGTTGATAGTCCCTGTAATATCGGCTTTGGTGGCCACGAATGCCCCGTCCTTAGCAACCCTGAACGGCGCATTCGACGGCGTGTTGCTCCCGACGAACAGGGGAATATCGCCACCCACGAGCCCTGCGATGATAGTATTCACGGAAATGTCTGTCTTGGAGTTGTGCACCACGAACTCCATACCTTGCAGGAAGTTGATGACGGCATTCTCTGCGAACAACAGGGGCGTATATATCGGCACCATGTCGTTGAGTTGTTGCCAATATGCCGATGCGGATCCCGCCGTCGGTTTGTTGGAGTTCGACGAAGTGTGCGTTTGGCCGCACTGGAATTTCAGCTGCTTATTGTTCGCATAGATCGTAACTACGTCTATGTATCTGGGGCCATTGGAAACGAGGTCGAGGTCATTGCGGTATTCCACTCCCGATGCCCATTCCGTGAGGCGGGTTATGCAGCCCTGCAAGCCATCCTTGCCGGGGGCACCGTCTTCGCCGGGGGCGCCGTCATCACCTTTAGGGCCCTGCTCTCCCGATATGCGTACCGGAGTTGCCCAGCCTACCGTCGGGTGCAACAGATTGTCGTCGGCGTCTATTTCTGCCTGGGTCATCCACAGATATTCACCCGAAGAGAGCGACGGCGGGGTGTCGCTCCAACCTGCGGGGGTGCGATCCGTTTTGACCAGCGCCGGCGCCGTGGTGGTGCTGTTATTCTTGGCGTATTTGAAGTCAGTATGCGGCCCCGGCTCCCCATCCTCGCCCGTTACGCGGATAGGCGTCGACCACGCCCCGGCCTTTCCGGTCGATGCGTCTATCGTAGCCTTGGACATCCACCATATACCGACACCAGTGGGCGCGTCACTCCATCCGGACGGAATGGGGTCGTAGGAAGTAGGCTTTGCTGGCTCCGTATCGCTATTTTTAAATACATAGGATGTCCAGTTCCCCGGTTGCCCGTCGTAAGAATACCGCGCCCAAATCGAGGGCGAGGAAAATGCGCCCCAAACACCTTCCACCTTGTTGCGCTTCGACACCCATTCGTAGCGATATGTGGCGTCTACTCCCGTAGGGTCATCCGTCCATGGAGCCGGGGGATTATCGTATTCCGCAACATCGGGAACATCCGGAACGGTGCCCGGATCCTCGGTTTCCGTACGCGTGAATATGTATTCTACACCTTCACCATCCACACCATCCGCGCCGTCGAATGACCACTTCGCCCATAAGGACGCTGCTGAATATCCGCTCCAGTGTCCGCCTGTCTTATAGCGTACGCAAGTCCATTCGTAGGGGCGCTCGGAATTCGGGCCCGTGGGGTTGTTCGTCCAACCGCTCGGTACATATCCGTCTTCGTCGCTGCCAGACGGCGTATTCGGGGCCGTGTTGGAACTTGTGCGTTTGAATATCCATTCTACATCGGTTCCGTCGACACCCGGCGCTCCGTCGAACGAAAATTTTGCCCAAAGCGCAGGGTCGGTGAATTTGCCCCACATGCCATTTACCTTCACGCGCTTGCTGGCCCACTCGTAAGGGGTGTCGCTATCGGGCCCGACGGCATCGTCCGTCCACACCTGCCCGTCCGAGGTTTCGGAGGACGAGGGAATGTAATCGTCCTGCTGCGCGGTGGGTGGCTGTGCAGGGGCTTTGTATTGCGATGTACGCGCGAAAATCCACTCGTAATCCTTGCCGTCCTTCCCGTCGGATCCCGGTTCGCCCGATACGCGCTGAGGAGCAGACCATGATTTAACCTCTCCGTCGACAACGGTGCCGGTACACATCCATGTAGGACGTTGATCCGACATCGGGAGCGTCTCCGTAGTCCAACCTTCGGGCGGTATTTTAAGCTCCGTAGGTTTCGCCGGTTCGCTCTCCGATTTTTTGAATATGCTGACCGTTTCGAGCACCCCGTATCCGCCTAAGTATACCCACTCCTCGGCATCCTTGCCGGGCTCGGTCTTGGTGCCGTCGACCAGACAGCGCCAATGTCCGTTGTTCCAATATACGTCGTCGTTGCGGTTGTATGTTTCCGTGGCGCTCCACACTCCGCGATCTATGATCGTGGGCACCTCTTCGCCGCCGGGCGTGAACTGATGAATGACGCCCGACATGTAGATGTTGTTCAGGTATGCCGAATATCCCGTCATGTTTATCCCGAATACGGACAGGTTTGACAGGTCGCCATATTGCGCGGCGATATTGGACGCAGTGAACTCCCAATCGGAAACTCCCGTTAAATAACGCTGGTATGTCCGGGTTTCGTAGCGGGAGGTCTGCCGATCCTCATTTGAGAAGGAGCCATAGCCCACGAAGGTCATCGACGCCGCCGGATGATATTGGGTGGGGTAAGCTCCCGATACCGGGCGTAGTTGATACTTGAAGGTCTTGTAAGTTGTAGTGTCCAGCTCCTCGGTGATGCGGAAATAGCAGGTGGCGAACCCGGCAAAGCGCCTGTTGCCACGTCCGTCGTCATAATCCGCGGTTGCATTCTCCGAAGTGTTCAAATTGTGGAAGATGCCCATGCATATATCCCCGACCCGAGGACTTCCGATTTCGCCTTCTTCGAGCTTGAGGGTGATGGTTTGGGTCGTGGTGTCGACGCTTTCGATGATCCCGGCACTTGGAGCATACCACGTATCGCCCATGGATATTTCGACACGGTTGTAGCGGAGTTCCGGAACCTCCAGGAATCCCCGAAGTTTCAGGCTCTGCATCTCTGCGTTCCCTTTCTTGTCGATTATGCCGCCAAAGCCAGTCATGCCGGATGCGAACCCCCCGAACTGGGCACCGTCGTCAAAGGTCATTTTACCTTTGAATGTGTCCGGGAACTGTTTGTTGGCGAATTCCCATAGTGCACGCTTGGCGGAATAGGCATTGTAGTCTGCGGCGGCAGTGGAATCGTAGCGGGTGATAAGGTAGATTGAGGCTCCCGATTCGGTAACGCCTATGCGCTGTGCGTACAGGTTTGCCTTCACCTCCGATTCTATGTTGCCGATACGAGAATATGCCGTATTGTCGCCTACCGTATATGTGGCGATATATTCGTTATATAGTTTTTTTTCGTATCCCTGGATGCGTGATAATCGGCCGCTTTCTCCGAAGCGTGGATCCACAAGGCGAACCGCTTGCCCGGCATCGTAATTCTTCTTGTTTTCTTGGCAGTATACGGGATTAGTTTCGCAGTCGTATACGTCCGTGTCGCTGCTGTGTTTCGCGGCATATGATTCCCCGGCCTTCAAGAGCTCCTTTTCAGCCTCCTCGATCCTTTCTTTAGGTAGTTTTACGCCTGTTATGACAAACGTATCTCCAGGCTCGGGATGCAGGCTTTCGTTGGGGATGATAAGTTGGCTTTCACCGGATGATTCTACTTGCGCGATGATCTCGAACTTCTTATCAAATCCATCCTCCGGTTTCCACGTCTCTGGTTTGTAGTTTATACTTAGCTCAAAATCCCGCCCCATAAGACTGCCGCTCGTGAAGGTAGCACCTAGGGTTTCGCCTTTAATCATGTCCGAAGGCCGGAACGGCGTGTCTTTGCAGTACATGACATACGCCTTATCCGTTTGCCCTTCGATGATCTCCCGGTCTACGGTCTCAATGCTGGTGACAGTCTCCGTATTCTTGGGGTATATGTCATCGAAGAACACGACCTGCTCCACAATGTCGCTTCCCGAAAGACCAGGTATTGCGTCGATATACCGCTGTCCGTCCGGCAGGCGAAGCCGAATTTCAGATACATGATTCGTTTCACCTCCTTGCGGAGCTTGCCCATAGTCGCTTGTAAGATTGCGAGTAGAGCCAAAGACGTAGAACCGGGTGCCGTAGCTCGAATCATCCCCTTTCTTTGCGGGAATGTTTTTCACTACATTCCCCTGTCTGAACTCTTCGGGGGATCCGAAGTCCAGTTTGCCAAAGCATAACGATACGAGGTCGCCGTTTTCCTCTGTCCACCATTCCGTCTCAAAGGTTTCGGCAATCGTATTGAGGATGTCCCAGCACTTATCGCCATTGAACGATACAAGCTTCGTAGCTTTAGGATTGTCAACGGTGATCGTGCCTACCTGCCAGTTTTCGCCTCCGAGCTGCTTGTTCATGTTGGCGACGATCAACGCCGCGAAAGATTCGAGGTCTGTGGTGTTGTGAAATACGGCTTCGGGATTGTCCCCACCCAGCCAGAAGCATACGAAACGCTTCATGTGGTTTTGCTGAGCCTCGAATTTGAGAGTGTATTTATAGCCGCCGGTCTTGTTGTCGAACTCCGGGCGCACCGTGGACATAATCTCGAACTTGCGGCCTTTATATGTGATGTAGGAACCACGAGCAAATGTCGTTGGTTCAAGGAGATTAAAGGGCAGCTCGATATAGTAGTCTCCCATGAGGACATATTTGATGATAGCCTCTTTGGTGACTGGCGCGTCCAATATTTCTGTTCCTGTCGGAGAGTAAATAATCATTTGCATCAAGGGCTCGGCGATTCCTCAAGCCTCTGTGCAAATGTGTGACTGTGCATTTTAATAACAATGGGGAGCTGTAAAAATATCAATAAAAAAGCAGGGATTTCTCCCTACTTTAGTCATAATACAATGGCAGTATTAAATTACGTATGATTTTACGGTTTTAACCATGTGCTCTGAGGCTTAACAATTAATCGGGCATTATTATAAGCCATTTTAAGCGTCAGACATGTGCGTGCGGTATATGTGTTATTTTCAATTTTATGTACAACCAATGCTAAATCAGGATTGGGGGAGTTGGGAGTTAAACATAGTGGCAACAATAGTTGAATCCTATTGCCATAGAATTGGGGCACCGCAGTTTTATAGTTCGTTCTCACTTTTTTACGAGCTTCATCAATAGCCCCTTCCAACCGGCGACGAATTTCAGCATCACCACTCCCTTGCATAGCAGCTGGGAAACGACTTAGGTTATCTTGGATGATATGATCTATATCGGGAATAAGTTCGCAGTTGGGATTAAAAAGTAAGTCTTCGGGTTTTTGAAAAAAATCTGCTATCTTGGGCAAAGATGATTTAAATGTTCGCAATAATGCACCATCGCTTTTTTTGCAAAAACATTTAAAAACATAGGGCGGAACTCCTTCACCTTGATTTTTATTTTTGAAGAAGAAGGCAAATATTTCTTCCAGGTTTTTAGTGACAAGCCCAGTATTGAAGCAGCAATACTCGTTATTGGCTGTAAAGCAGATTTTGTTTTCTGCTCTCAATTTTCGGAAGATGTGTTCTAAATAATTTTTCAGTATAGAGTGACTTTTTCTCTTGTCATCTGAAAAGTCCCACTCCTCTGGGTCGGCAAGATTTGTAGCCAAATCATCAATGCAACTTTGATATTTTGGGAAAATGGAGAATTTAAAAAGCTCTTGCTGGAAAAATTTATTTGCAGCCATAAATTTAGTGTAGTTAGTAGCTAAAAAAATTGAGCCCTAAAATAACTATTTAGGGCTCTATACAGTTGTTTTCATTTACACATTATACGGATAGACCCGTACGTCTATATCTTATTCGTGCTGCAAATATAATGCACGTATTAGCAAAATGCAAATTTTTCTCTGACTTTTTTACCCTCCTACACTACACCGTTAGGATGTAGTTAACTACACTTTGTAGTGAGGTTGGAAGGAAGGGAATAAAAACGCCCCGCATTTCTGCGAGGCGCCCCCAACGTGGTGTGGAAATAGTGGTATACGGGGGTTACTTTATCGGTGCCATCTTCTTTGGCGTTTGGACTACTTCGAATTGTCTTGCGAGGAAATCCAACCCTTTCTGCGTCACGAGGACTTTTATAACCGTGAACGATTCGTGGTTGTTGCGATCTATTAACTTCTCCTTTAACTCGAAATAACCACGGTTAATATACTCTTGCTTAGGCTCATTGCGATTGCAGAAGAATATGCCGCGTTCACGGAGCCGTTGAAAGAGCGTGTTGCGGCCGAAGGGAAGGTTCAAAATCTTTGCCGCCTGCCCGACGTCGATCTTCTGGTCTGTGTCCAGTACTTTATCCATTAGTTCGGCTTTCGGGGCGAGCGCTGCGACCTGCTTGTGTGCCTGCTCCAACTGTTGCTTCTGGCGGGCTATAGTGTCATTGGCTACCAGCACGGCACGTGCCATTATCATTTCGGGCGTATCCGTCTCTTTGGCTGACATATATCCGCCAGTCTTGCGGATCGCGGGGAGAACTTCATCGCATACCCAGTCCTGGAACTGTTCGGCCTGCGGGAGCTTCGACCGCATGACAAGACGGTAAACGTCGGATTCGGGGATGTATTTCACCCTTTGAATGCCGCCATCGGTAGGGGTGTCCATTTCGGACACCCCTTTGCAATGGGTGCGTATTGCCTTTTGATATTCTATATATCCTAATGATCTCGCTACATCATTCGCAAGAAACATAGGCTTATTTTCGTCGGACATAATAATACGTACGCGCCCGAACCTCTCGTTATTGAATATTTGCAGATTGTTCATGACTAACAGTATTTGGTTGTTGCCGATTGGAAATACTTGGACTTGTTTAAATAAGCATTCAGCGCATCCGTTTCAAGAGCGTGGATGTACTTTCGCAGTTGGAGCGTTTCACGCATGGAATCGTTAAGCCGCAACATAGCATGTGCATACAATGCTTTGTAGTCGGGTTCTGAATTCTTTTTCTTCATGGCTCGGCTATTTACATTGTGCGACATCAGAGTTGCCGCCCATTTTCATAAGGATGAAGGGGTCGACAGGGCGTTTGAGTGAGGTGGAAGTAAATGCTGCGATCTCACGGTCAGTTTCCGCGATGTGTTTGTCAACCATATCGCAGTAACGGTCGAGAAGGTCAAAATAAGCCTTCTTGTACTGCATGGCCTCGTTGTAGAGTTGTTGATAGTCGGGTGTCCCCGGAAGTGATGGTGTTTTCATAGGCATTGATATTTAAATTGTGATTATTTGTCCAGTATTGCCAATATGCGTTCTATACAAGCGTTTTGCTCTGCGAGTAAGGTTGCAAGACGATCCGCTGATTCAATTATGTCGTTCATGGTCGTATTTTATTTGAGTTAGTCGCCGTAGTACGTTCTGCTGTTTCCGTAGTAGTCCGCAGGAACTGCCAGTAGCTGCGGGCGGTATTCGGCGGCCTTCGGCTGCTCCATCGGTCGGTTCTCGACACGCCTTGTCATCATCGCCAACTTCTCGTTGCGCCAAGCCTTCTTGAGGCTGGCTGAGAACGACATAGACGGCTGCACCTTTTTCAGATACCAAGCATTGCGCATGATCTTCGTTTTGTTGTAGGTTGCTTTCATGATTTATTATAGTTATTGTTTTTTATTCTCAATGCAAACATAACAATAATTATAATATTTGCCAAATGTTTAAGTATGAAAATTACACTTATTATTATTTTTTATCTGGTTTATATAATTTTATGGCAAATTATTCTATCTTTGCAACTGGTGTGGAAATTAAACTTATTGTTTATGGCAAAATTTAGGATCAAAGAGATTTGCCGAGATAAAGGCATAACTCAAAAAGAATTAGCAGAAAAAATTGGAATAACGGCCGTTGGGCTTGCAAAGGCTATTGCAGGAAATACGACAATCGGTACGCTTGAAAAAGTTGCCGACGCTCTCGGGGTAGATGTTGTTGAACTATTTGCGGAGAAAGAAGACTTTGTTGCCTTCGTTCGCGATAAAGGCCAGATATATGTATTTAATACAATAAAGGCATTAAAAGAATTTACGGATACCGCGAATAAATGCGCTAATAGTATGCGACAAATTGGGGTAGCCGTCGAATGTATAAAAGAGGGAGACTAAAGGGACTACAAGCCTATAAACAACAAGCCGACGAGAGGTTTTTACTATTCCTCGCCTTTTTTCTTGGATATTTCAATAGAGAATTGTAAATTTGGAATACCTATTAAAATGCGAAAATACAATGCTTCTCTTAGTCATTATCCTAATTATAATAATTGTTATTATTCTTTTTAAGATTAAGAAAAAAAACACTCGTCCGTGTGAAAATGAAATTGAAAATTATGACGAGGGAGAGTTGTATCTAGATGAGGAGCAAGAAGGCGACGAGGATGCGCATTATATAATGAATGCATCTGCATATCCGGTCGATTCTTATTTAAATATGACACATCATATTGCACAAAAAGTGATGCATTCTTTTATTGTAATGGATTATGCTTTTTTTGCGGAAACTGTATATTACGAATTCGATGAGATTAAAAATATTCTATCATCTATTGATGTAAAAGATGATAATAATAGCTTGTTAAATCATGGTATATGTTTATCTGAATTTTTGTCGTCTGCGGAAAAAAGGTATAATGAATGTATATTGAGGGCTATTAAAAGGCAGTATGAAGGGTACCAACTTGTAGTGGTATTCTTACAATCTCATGCAGAAATAATAGAATATACGACTGATATGTATACTCAAATAAATAGAGCTAAAAAAATCTTACAACCCATTGACAATAAAGATGAAATTAGTAATGAACTAGATAAAATATATTATCAAGTAGAAGAATTTTGTTCCCCATTTTTGTCTGTTCCGGATAAAGAATGCTTAATTAATGCAAAGAATTTGAAAAATTATTGTGTTGGCTTGATGATGTTATCCGAAAAGCAATTCAATGATGATGAGAGTGATAACGCAATACGTGCATTAGATGAAGCTGCCAGATATGGGTGGTAT